CCACCGTGGAGGTCGTCACGGATGCGGGCGAGAGTGGCGGGGATATCTAGGCACATGTGTTCCGCTGGGTGCTTTCCAGCTCCAGCACGGCGAGGCGCGAGAAGGCGTCAGGGGCGCGGATGGGGGTCATGCGGCAACCCCCGGATCATTTGGCCTGATCCGGTACTCACATTCAAAGGCGATGATTGACGGCGGATCTATCCACACTCGCCCTCCTGGCGCGGTTCGGCGCAAACAGTCTTCGCACCCCTCACGCCACTGCTGCTCGCCATTCTCATAGCAGCCATCGCCTCGACAACGGGCAGTGTCTTCGGGTAGGTGCGAAGCGCTGGTCATCCCACCGGCCCCACGCGATATACGGCCCAATAGGCGCCTGGCCCTGGGTGGTCCGTAACGTCAATCAACTGATGCTCTCGTAATGCCGCAATCCGCCTGCTCACAGTGGACTGCGAACACTGCCACCGGGTCATCATCTCGGCGGTGGTGATCTCCGGGACAACGCCTGCCGCGATGCGCAGACCAAGCCATTCGGCCAGCTCCAGGCAATCGAGCAGGGTGCTTTCACTCACATAGGGCCGTCGTGCCAGCAGGGTGCGGACGGGATCGGTCACGGCTCCCCCTCATCCGCAGGAGGCGTCCCAAGGCCACGGGCCTGGATCTGCAGCAGCACCCGGCGCTCATCGTCTGGGTTTAGCCCAGCAGAAGCCAGAGCATCCATCACAGTGGCGACGGTCTTGCGCTCTACGCGGCGATCGGCGGCAGCATCCGAGAAGTCGTCCCGGAAGAATGGGTGATGCGTCAGGAACCAGGTAGCCGCCGTAGTGCTGCCGTTGGAAGATTGTTCCTTGAGGTTAGAAAGGTAGTTTTTGCCCGTATTCAACCATCCTTCATGGATGGTGTTACGAAACTGTGCTCGCAGATCACTATCTGGAAGGCCTTCCCCTTCTCTGATCCAACAGTGGGCAGTCTTCCTGCTGATGCCAAGACTTGCCGCGATCATGGTCACGGTCGCTCCCGCTTCCGCCATGGTTCCAGCCCCCCTCACCATGGCGGGTGTCAGCAGGGATGGGCGGCCACCGGCTGACACAGGTGATAACGCGGCGTTGCGGTCTCGCACAGTCTAAGCCATTACTGTCGTTTGGGAACGGCAACGGCTAACCACGCGATGAAGTGACCATCACATCCCCGTTGTATCTTCCAACCTCGGCATAGGACGCACGGGGGGTGGAGTCCATGCGCATGAACTTCATCTGCCCGATCTTGAGGCCTGGGTAGATACCAACCCAGTGGAGCTGGCGGACGTTTTTCAGCTCCAGGGTGAGGCGTGAGCCGTTCCAGCCGGGGTCGCACCATCCGGCTAGCAGGTGCTGCAGCCCTTCGCGGGCGCGGGACGACTTGAGCACGAACTGTGCGGCGATGCACTTGGGAAGGTTGAAGATTGGCTCCCCTTCTGCGAGCAGGAACTGCCCAGGCACCATCCGATAGGGGTCGTCTGCGGTGTGATGGGCCATGCAGTAGGGCACAAGGCCGGGGCCTTCGGCGGACTCGATCAGGATGTTCGAGCCCAGGCGAAGGTCCAGGCTTGCAGGGTTTAGAAGGGCAGGTTCAAAGGGTGTGACCATGCCGGCTTCGCACATGGCACGGATCTGGAAGTCAGCGAGAATGGTCATCGGGGTTCGTAGATGGTGCGGGCTTGGTGCTGGGCGATCTGGCGGAGGTCGGCCCAGAACGGGGCTTCATGGTCTGGGGGAAGGATCAGTGCCTCGGGGGTGCCGTTGGTGTTGCGAACCTTGAGGATGCGGAGGCCCCAGCCGGGGCGCTTAGGGGTGGTCATGACTAGGTAACCGGATCGGCAGCGGACTCGATCCGCTCCCATGCGTTGGTCATGTCCCTGCCGGTTTCCCGAACTCCACGCCATTGAGTGGTGCGCTGGTTGCCCACGATGCGCAGCAGCCTGGCGCGGGGGCCTTCAATCTTGTCCACCTGCCAATCCTTCCCCCGAGGCGAACGCCAGATGTCGCCAAGGCGGAAGCGGTCGGCGGGTGGCGGGTCAGGCGAGCGCTGAGGGCTGTGAGGAATGCCGATCATTGCGCCACCCCGTCAAGCCATTCGGCGGCAACCCTGCCCTCGGGGTCCTCGCGGGCGATGACGGCAAGCTCGCGGGCGACCGCTGCGGAGTTCACGCGGCAGTTGTTGCATGGAGCTTTACAGGGCCTCGATCCAGGCAAGACGGCAACGCACACCGCCAGGGCCAGGCGATCGGCGGCGCTGATGGTGGCCGGTGCCTTGCCCTCAGGGGCCAGCTCACCCGCCTGCCATGGCAACCCAGCTTGAGGCGCAGGGATCGGCCGCCAGGGGCCGTCCGGGTGGTCGGCACCCTCCCAGCCGTCGGAGCACTGGCGGATAATGCGGGGAAGGTCTGGGAGGCATTCAGGCATTGGAAGACTTCAGTTCGGTGACGATGGCGAGAAATGCAAGGCGTGCTTCGTGCTTGGCGGCACCACTGCCGCCCTCCATGCGCCGCCACGGCTGCTGATCCGGCACTACCTGATCCACAGCAGCGCGTAGGGCAGCGGCTAGCCCTCCGCGCTGGTTATCCGGCGGCAGTTCCCGATAGAACGCATCCAAAACCGCCTGCGCGGCGGGGGAAAGTGGTTTGCTCATGTCTCTGTGAATAAAAACAGGGTAAGGAAAGACAACGCAGACCCGAATAGGAGTGCCGGGCGGAATACGTTGCTGACCGCGAAAAGAATCACGGCGCAGAAGAGGTAAAGCTGCCTGTTGCTCACGCCTCTACCTCCTAGATATGGGGTGGTGCAATCGGAAGGACGTCATGCGGAAGCGCAAGCCAAACTACTCCTTTCACCGTGAAATCGTAGTAACGGGGTCTAGCAAGACGCCAGCTAGGGGTACGAAGGCCGTCGAGAAATTCACAGTAGAGCCAGCATCGACCATGCTCATCACACCAACCTTCCCGCTCCCATGGCCTCTCACTCACCGCCACCGGCACTACCGCCGGGGCGGCCTTTGCTATCGCCAAGCGCACCTCAGCCGGCACCTGCAGCAGGAAGTCGTCGCTGCAGTCGTCGCTGATGGAAGCTCCCACGGCCCGGCCGCAGTCGGCCAGGGCCGATCGCAGGCCGGCAATGCGTGCTTCCTGCTGCTGAAGCAGGGTGGCGGCGCGGGTGAGGTGTTCAGATACGTCAAGTAGAGCATCACGCATGTCATGCGGCAAAGCGTCTGATGTACCTGGATGCTGATCTGCTGCCTCTTTGTTCAGACACCTTGCCAACTCTGCCACTTCCCCCGCCTCCGGCGCTGGCGGGGCGGCAGGGCGAGCAGCTAGCACAGCCAGGATCCCTCTCAAGTGAATCTCATCGGCCGTTCCGCCCTCGGCCTGGCAGGCACGGTAGAAGGCCTGCAGAAGCTCTCGATCTTGCCCCTTGTGCTGGGAGTCGGTGTAGTTGGCGGGCAGTGGTAGGGCTGCCTCAAAGGCGGAGCGACCTCTGCGCAGCGCCTCATCATTCGTCAGCCCCTCCCCCCTCGACTGGGCCAGGGCGGCGCGTGTTGCGGCAATAGCGGCGACAACAGCGCCCCAGTCAGTCTCTGCTGGATTGTCAGGGCAGAGCAGATCTGTATCGGCAAGGTCGCGCCATTGCTCCAAAGCGGCGCGAAAGTCGGTGCTCATGGTTCAATCAAGTCGTCATTTATGCAACCGGAAACGCGGCTGATTGTTGGGCCGCCATTGGCGGCGCAGTCGGCAGGGATGCTCATTTACCTGCCTCCAGAATGTCCAACAGGGCGCATTCCGCGCTAATCAGCGCATCGCTCAGCGCGGGTGGCAGGGCGGCTGGAGGCTGGGCGGCGCCGTGCTGGCGGCCGAGGTTGTAGATAGCGCGTAGAACTATACCCAATGGGTCGTGTTGATGGAATAGATCAAACAGTTCGTCATCCGTGGCCACCGGGGCACCTTCGGAGGTGGCGACCATTTTCGTGGCGGCAGGAGCGTGGTTGGCGGGCTGCTGCTGCGCAGCCTCCAGCGCATCCAGCCGCTCCATCACATGCCGCAGAACCATAGGCTCAGCTACACCAGCCGCTGCAGCCTGATGAAGCCAGGCAAGGGTTTCCTGGGGAAGTGGGGTGATCACGGCTTCACCTCCAGGGGTAAAATGCGCACCTCCATGCCTTCTGCCAATAGGGATTCGGTGCGCTTTGACGCGTCGAGGAACAGCTCAAAGCGCTCTGTCCCGATTAAAGCGCGGCGGCCGGGGCCAGGTTTGCGCTTGCAGTACCAGCTGACTTGAATCATCGAATAGGGTCGGTAAAGGGGTCGTCGTAGGTGATCACGGAAGGCGCTTCGGGTTCCGGGTGGCTGTTGGTAGGCAGCACCGAGATCCCGTTGAAGACGGGCAGGTTGCTTGCATTGCGGGCCAAGTAGTCGGCAAACAGCTCGTCATCGGTCTGGGGTAGAGCCCACTCCCCGCACCAGTCAGAGGGGCTGACCATGGGCCATTGGGCCCAGACTTCCCCTTGAGTTGCTCGACCTGGCGTGGGAGCGTGGCGGTTGCAGGTGCCCTCATTAGGGCTGACCATCACGCTGTAGCGGCAGTTGCCGTAGCCTGGAGCAATGTCAATGGCTTCACTCATCGGGCCAGCCTCGGCGCTACGTCGCGTTGATGCAGGAGCTTCTGATGGGCGTCGCTGAGAGCTAGTGCCTGGCCGAGGATAACGGCCCCCAGTAAAAGCATGAGAGCCAAGACGGCGGGCCCTACTCGGCTATCGGAGGCTTCATTGCGGGGCGTCGCCTGGAGTAGCGCTGTGTCACCCACAGGAGCAGCAGCGCGGCAGCGATGAATCGGGGGAAGGGACGGCTCACGCAGCCTGCCCGCAGATGTTGCTGGTTGGTTCACAGCGAAGGACAACGGCGCCGGGGTAGCGGGCCTCAAATGCCTGTTTTGCGTCGTGGGCGCTCCAGCCATGGGGCGTGATCCATTCGGTGTGAAGGGGGTCGCCGGCCTGGAAGATGCCGGGAAGGATGGCGTTTGCACGAGTTGAATTCTGATAGGTGAGTAGAAAGACCATGGATCAAGCCAGCTCCTTACCGGTACAGGAAGGGAAGGCCGGCAGATAGCAGGCGGGGGGCAGGGGTGGTAGCGATGCGTTGGTAAGGAGGGGGCTGCTGGTGTGAAGCCGCCTGCGCCAGCTCGCGGGAGCTAGGGGATCCACCGGCTTGCCGTCTTCGCGGCTGTTGTCCTCAAGAGCGCGGGCCTCGGATTCGGCATCAGCCAGCAGCTGATCCAGGGCGGTGGCTACCGGCTGCTGCCGGGTGGTGTGGGTGATCGTGGGCATTGGGAACGGAGCGGTGTGGTTTGGAAAGCGCAGCTGTCAGTCGTACGCGAAGGCCTCCTCAACCGGCAAAAGCACGGTGAGGCGGTAAGGAGCTTGGGTTTCGTCGTAGCTAGCCAAGGTGGTGGCCAGGTCTTCGGCGTCGGTGTAGTCGTCGTTGTCGTCGTTTTGGATATGAAACCAGAGGGCCAGATCATCACCCTGCCGCTCACCAACGGTTAAGCAGAGCGGGTGCTGCTGGAAGGTGAGCAGGGCGTCGGCGAGAAGATCGGGCATGGTCGGTTGGGTGGTCGGGGTGGTGGTGTGGGGTGCCAAATAGGCCTCGGCGGGCTGTGGGGTCAGCCGACGTAAGCAGAGGAAACGCTGCTGGGGATGCCGCGATCTGCAAGGTGGCTGTTGATCCGATCAACATTTGCTTAACTTGCTTTAGTCAGGTTGAAGCAGTTGTTAGAGGCCTAAGTCTTTCATTTCCTTGATTACGGTATCTTCCGGCACGTCACACAGAGGAATCCAACCCGCACCATCGGCAATATTGAACCCAATACCTATTTGAGTACCATCGCCAAAATCGGGATTGACGTAACAATACACA